TAAAGAAGGCCTTGGACGGTTGCGAGTATGGATTCCACAACTTAGTACAGCTAGAGAAGACGATGCATCTAGTTGGTACACCGTTAGATATTGCCCGCCATTTGCAGGAGCCAGTAATACAGCCGATGAATCACAAGCAAATAATGCCACTGCATATGAACAAACAAATCAAGGATATGGTTTTTGGGCTGTTCCTCCGCATAAAAATGTTAATGTAATTTGTGCATTTATCAACGGCGAATCACACCAGGGTATTTGGTGGTCTTGCTTGCCACATGACGGGCATACACACTCTATTCCAGCAGTGGCAAGCGGGTCTACACACAACGGAAAAGTAAAGCCATTGTCTGAACGAAACCGATATAACACAAAAGATCCACAAAAAGAAAATAGACCAGAACATTTACTAAGTGACATACTGTCAAAGCAAGGATTAGAAAACGATTTGCGCCGCGGCCATAGCAATGCTGGTCCTTTTAGAGATAAAGATAAACATCCTGGCCTGGCATACGGCTTTTTAACACCTGGTCAACATCAATTTGTGTTAGACGACGGAGAAAAAGGCAATGGTGGCCAGATACGTTTACGTACCAATAGTGGTAACACTATGATAATGGACAATGACGAAGGATTTATCTACTTTATTAATGCCAATGGTAGTGCATGGATGCAACTTGATAAAGAAGGTAACGTAGACATATATGCCGCCGGGGATATTAGTTTTGCCGCAGAAAAAAGTATTAATTTACATGCTGGAAATAATATTAACATTGAAGCGGCAGCAAATATAAATGCCGTTGCAACCAATAACATTCAAATGGAAGCTTGCCAAGTATTCAACGCAACTGGAACAACTGGCATGAAGCTGACCAGTAATCAAAATATGAACGTTTATGCAGACAGCCAATTTAAAGCAACTGCACTACGTATAGACCTTAACGGTCCAACTGCGGATATAGCAGATAAGCCACAAGAAAACAGCTTGGTGACAAATACAACAGTTGGTAAAAGTATTGCAGGTCGAGTTCCAGAAGCAGAACCGTACGGTGGACATGTATCACGCACCGGCGGCGAACAAATTACAACTCCTCCTGGCAGAGTTGCACAAGATGATAATTTAGGTAATCCACAAATTACACCTGACCCAAAAAGCTACGAAGACCTTCCGCCACCTACAACAGCAGATGCAATTGATTGTGTAGCTGATTTTAGTGCATCAAGACTTAGTGAAACTGGCTTTGAAAAAATGATGAGTCGTGAAGCTTATCGAGGTATGCAATATAGTGATTATCAAGGATACAGTATAGGATATGGGACTCGAATTGACATTTTTGGTCCACAAAACTCTGCTAGTAAACTTGACAGTCAGATTAAGAATGCACTACTGGCTGGTCCCAGTGAAGTCGAAGCAAGAACAGCCAGCAGACAAATTGTTGACAGGCACGTTGCTCCGGGAGTAATCAGTACGCTGAAAAAAGAATCCACTGGCAAAAAAGTTTGTATTACTCAAGCCCAAGTCGATGCATTGATTATAGCGGCATATGGAAATCCATCAAGTGCAAATAGCATGGCAACACAGCTTGTGGCCGCTGCCGCCAAACAGCCCGACGGTAAACCAACAAATTCTGACATTGCAGGTATTTGGGCTAATGCATCGTATTCAAATAGTTCAACTCAAAGGAACAGCGAAGCAAGATATGCAATGACAGGCAGCGGCAACCCAGATGACGCAAATAAATCAGCGGCCAGTCGTATGACAGCCGGTGTAAAATCTGATACTAATGCTGTTATTAATAATAAAGCTAGAAATCCGCAAAATGGCGCCTGGAGAACTGCTGACGGAAATGGGCCATCAACAGGAACCAAAGTTGAAGCGGCATACACTGCTCCTACACCTCGACAATTTGGACAGTATGAACGCAGTACTTGGCTGAACACCGGAAAAGTACCTCAGGGTTCGCGACTAACAGAGCAACAATTAAAAGACAAATACGGTTCTCCAGGGGAGTGACTCGATTGATAAAACCCAGGATAATAAAAACTGGTAAATAGGTTTATGCCAGTTTTTAAATCAAGATTTCGAGGATATAGTTCAATTGGGACCAGTTTCTTATCCCCTACTCGTTACGACCTAGACCTTGCTCGCCAAGACTTATTAAATCATTTTAACACACGACGCGGCGAACGTGTAATGATGCCAGAATTTGGAAGTATTGTTTGGGAATTATTGTTTGATCCGCTTGATGATAAAACTATAAGATTAATAGATGAAGATGTACGTAATATTATTAAGAATGACCCACGATGGTCTCTTGCAAGTGTGTCAATTTCAGAAGGTCCCAATGCATTGAATATTGAGATAATAGTTACGTATGTGCCCACGGATGAAACTGTGATATTACCGTTGACGTACGATAAAGGAACAACAACAAAATGAGTCAAACTCGCAGACTTGGGCAACTATATGCTGCCGAAACTTGGTTAAACAACTATCGCTATCTGGTTAATCCAGACTTTAAAGCCTATGACTTTGAAAGTCTACGTACTGCATTATTAAATCATGTCCAGGTAAACTATCCTGAAGATTTCAATGACTTTATTAATAGCAGTGAATATGTTGCGTTGATTGACACGCTGGCATTTATGGGACAAAATTTAGCATTCCGTAGTGATTTAAATTTGCGTGAAACATACTTAGATACTGCCAGAGTTCGTGGAAACGTATTAAGTATTGCCCGTCAATTGGGATATAAACCTTTCCGTAACGGCAACGCTGGCGGCTTCTTACGTGTATCTGCAATTAAAACTACACAAAATTTATATGACAGTCAGGGTGCAAATTTAGCCGGACAAATCATTGTGTGGGCAGACCCACTGAATCCAGATTTTGCCGAGCAGTTTACAACTATTCTCAACGAAGCATTAAACAAAGGGAACCCTGTTGGCCGCCCAATCAGCAGTATTATTAGTAATGGTGTTGTACGTCAACTATATCAAATTGATCAGCCGGACAATCGAAGCATGGTTGAAACATTTACATTAAGTGCTAGAAATAGCACAAGCTACGACTGTGAATTATTGCCAATGATGATTGATGCTGATTCTCATTTGGCAGTTGAAAGCGAACCTAATCCATATGGTTACATGACTGCATTGTTTAACAATGATGGTACTGGTTATGCTAATGTATCTAACGGTTGGTTCTTTATGTTTAAGCAGGGTAATCTAAAATATGAAGACTATGTATTAACATCAAGAGTTGAAAATCGTGTAATTGACTTGGCTGGAAGTAGCATCAATGAAACTGACGTATGGGTACAAAGCATTGACGGACAAGGTAAAATTTTAGATACATGGACTCAGGTTCCAAGTACTGTTGGTAAGAATATTGCGTTTAATGCAATTAATAAAGATACTAGAAAAATTTACGAAGTAATTACCAGAGAAAATGATGCAATTTCAATTAAGTTCGGCGATGGCACATTTGCCGAAATTCCTGTTGGTAACATTCGTATTTGGTATCGTCAAAGTGCAAATGAAAGCGTAGTGTTTACTACAAATGATGTATCGGGACTGCAAGTTTCTATTCGTTATGTTGACGGACAGGGATTAGAGCAGGATTTAATCTGCACACTTGATTTAATAAATGTTGTCAGCAGTACTGCCAGCGAGTCAATAGATCAAATTAAAAATCGTGCCAGTCGTACGGCTGCCAGTCAAGACCGTATGATTACTGCTGGCGACTACAACATTTTTCCTGAAGGAAGAATTGGCGGAGTTGATAAAATTCAAACAATTAATCGTACATACGCTGGCCAAAGCATGTACGCAGACATACAAGATCCAACCAGTACATATCGTCCTGTATTGACTTTTGCCGATGACGGATTTTTGTACACTACAGAAACAACCTTTCAGGATTCTATAAGTGAAATAGCCGGAACAAATGGAATTATCACCTGGGCAGAGAATTTATTATTGAATAGAGGAACTCACCAACTCTATTATAAAAATCGTGAACCAAAAACCTATCCTCGAGTAACAAGCGCAAGTAGCGTAGTTAGTATATTATGGAAAAATATTGATTATACAACAAATTCTAGTCATGGCTATTTTTACTCAAGTGACGACGTAAACAAAACTCCAATTAGAATTGGTAAAGGTAGTGTTATATTGGAACAACGCAGTTTGCGTAAAAATTCATTGGTCAATTTTGGTACTAAATGGTCTAAAATATTAGATGTATATCGAGAAGGATTTGGTCTGGCTGATAACGATGGCAACAACAGTGGACTAAGAGCAAATGGACTTGGTGCTGTGTTTTTAGATGGAATTGTTGCAGATGGTGCCACAGCTGAAAAGTGGATTCCAAACTTACGTACAGTTTTTAATCTCAATGAGGTCAATGACATTACAGCACAATTGAATAGTCAACAAAGCTTTGGATTAAAATACGATCAAAAGAAAGATAGATGGTTTGTTATTACAGCTGACAATATCGATATCAATAAAGATTTTGAGCCAGACACTATTACACCAATGGCCGACGCAGGTTGGTTGATTCGATTTTATTATAATGCTGGTATGTGGTCAGCAGAAGTACGCAAAGACCAAACAGTGTTTGGCAGTGCTGGTCAATTAGATTTCCATAATCAGCGTTTTGGCACAGCACTTGATCAAACTACAAAACGTTTGATTAAAGATTCTGTTAAATTTTTAGCAGTAGCCGACGGACAGATTGTTGGGCAAAGCGAGTTAGACGTTGCTGACTATATCAGACTTGATGACGGCCGTTACGACCCAAAAAGAGTATCTGTTTTACTTCCAGGACTATTAGATACTCTGGTCCCTAAAAATCCAGATGTCATTTCTGCTCTGGTTGGCTTAACATTAGATACAAATTTAAAAATGAAACGTCAGGAATTTGTTGATGCACCAGGTCAATACACAATTGTTCCAGTAGAAACCAATGGCGATTTTAATGTAACTGGCAGACAAAAGTTAAAGGTACAATATAATCATGTACCATTACGTGATAATCGAGTTGACTCGTCAACTACCAACATCATTGACATGTTTGTATTAACATCATCATTTAATCAATCGTTTAGAGCATGGATTGCCGCTGGCGCAAAAGACGGTCTTCGTCCATTGCCATTGACAACATATGGATTAGGTAAATTGATGCAAGGCATTGAACAATATAAGAGTGTAAGCGATAGTATTGTTTATCATCCTGTAAATTATAAAGTATTATTTGGTAGTGGAAGCGATCTTCGTTATCGCGCCGCGTTCCGTGTTACAAAAAGTGACGGAACACGTATCAGCGACGCTGAAATTCGCAGTCGTGTAATTGCTAGTGTTAATCGATATTTTGCGGCAGATAATTGGGATTTTGGAGAAACTTTCTTCTTCACTGACTTGGCAGCATGGGTTCATAAAGACCTGGGCGGTATTATTAGCAGTATTGTTCTGGTACCAAGACAATCAGGATTATTATCAAGCGATTTATTTCAAATTAAATGCGACAATGACGAATTGTTTATTAGTAGTGCTACTGTGGCCGACGTTGAAGTTATTACAAGCCTAGTTGCACCAGTTGTTATATCACAAGGTTAAAATGGAAAAGAACCCAAAATCACTAACTCCTTCTGATGCAGGAATTAAAACATATCCAGGACAAACCAATGGAGAATATGTTGCTCCATTGGTTACAGGTTTATTACCAACTATCTTTCGTACTGATACAAATAAAAAAGTATTAAGTGCAGTAGCAGAAGATTTATTCCAACCAAGCGCCTTGGAAGATTTAAATTTTTCAGTCGGACGCAACACAAGTAAAACTGTAGTAAAAGATTATTTGCCACATCCAACGGCACGTAGACAATTAGAAGCAGGTCTAGTAGTTTATACTAACAATGGTGCAAAAGCTCTAACAGCAGACAACATTGCTGACGCATGGGAATTGAATGATCGCTCCAACGAAACTCCTGTTCCTGTTAGTGTACTTGACCTTCCCATTGATTCAGATAAATTTGTCAATTGGACAGATTACTATTGGATTGAACAAGGGATGCCGGTAATTTATATCAGTGCAGTTGAAGAATTGATTGATATACAGAATGATATTATTGGCAAAAGTAATTATGTAACACCAGTTCAGTCCAATGGAAAACAATTAGAATTAAAAAATGGAATGAGAATTGTTTTTCAAGTTCGAGAAGGCCAGGCCAGTGGCATCAACGGAGATTATACCTTTACTATGATTGCCACTGGTGAAGTTGAACAGCCATTGAATGTTGAATTAACAGCATATAACAAAACTAATGTTCGCATTAGTATTAACAATGAAAACAAACAAAACGGTGTAGATTTCATTGTTCTTGGAAATACAATTAAATGGTTAACAACTGGACCGGCAGCCGGCGCCACAATTACAGTTGTTTGTAACAATTTCTTTTTAAATGATCCAGCTTTAAATACTCTTCGCAGATGGCAAGTAAGCGGAGTTGGTTCTCACAGTGGTATTCAATTATTAGGTCGCACACATCAATATACAAATACAGTATACAGTAAGGCAGTACAAACCCTTTGGGACGAAACAGCAGTGTCGTGGGACAGTGTTGAGTGGGATGGTGCAATTCGTGGTATAAATCAAAAGCATTATGTGTGCGAACAAGTTGGTGCTGAGAATCGTAATGCACACAGCCGAGTTAATGTATGGTACCATAAAACTGTAATACAACAGGTTGCAGATTTCTTAGGGCTAGAATTTAGTGCAATTGCCAACAACAATAATAAAGCATCGCGCCCAATTATTGAATTTGATAGAACATTAGAATTATTCAACAACGGCGTAACATATTGCGCCTGGCCAAATCTAGTGGTAGATAGCAATGTTGTGGCTCCAATTGATATTGTTAATATTAAGTTAAAGACGGAACGATCGTTGGCACTTGACACACGGTATGTAGATTTAATCAACAAGTTAAAGTACGCCCCAGACCTTTATGTTGAGATTAAATTCAAGGATCGTTTAAAGATTGCAGTTGACAAAAACAGAGTGTCTACTGTTGATTTTAAGAAAATTGAAGACGAAGAAAATAAAGTAATATATGAAGTAAAAGGGAACAGAATTGAATGGCTTGCTGACCACAGTCCAGCACCAGGCCATACTGTTACAATAAATTATAGAATTGAAGGTGTGCTATTAAAGGATCTAAGAATTTTATGGTTGGCTGATGGAAATTTCAAAGACAAGATTCTTACCTATTTTAATAATGGTGATGTAACCAGTTTGTTTCATTATGAACATCCGTCAGACGGCAGAGCAGTAGTAGTTGATACTCCGTATTCATCAAGCAACTATTACCTCAATGAATTTTATTGGTTCAATGGAGAAGCAAAGTTAGCCAGTTTTCGCTCAACTTGGACTCAACAACCTCGTTTTGAATTATATGATGCAAACCAGGTCAAGTTAAGTACAAACCCAATCAGACCACTTGTAATTAATACCACAATTATTAAGGTTGCTGACGGAGATCTATACGACAATGAGTCCGGTTATAATTTAGAATTTTTGCCTAGTCAATTTACAGAACTAAGCAAGGATAATACTATTAAAAATGCAATGTATGATATTGTTTATAATCATACATTGCATAAACAATCAACGTATGAAGAAAATCGCAGTACTAAAAACATTCGCGGACCATATTCCTTTAGACGTTTTAAAGGAGGTCAGCTTGCTGACGAATTAAGTATTGGCTATCGTAAAGCCTGGTTTAGACTGCGTAGTTGGGTAACCCAACTACATGATGTTAATGGGCAAACTGAAGTTCAAATTGATAACTCTGCATGGCCTACATACGAATGGGTACTACATACCAAAGATGGAAATCTAGTAGTTGCTCATTCTGATGACAATTCACAGGTGGTTGACAATCATGCAATTGCAGCCTTAGGCGAGCCAGTAACTTTTAAAACTTACATTTCTAGTAAGCCAACCCAAGCAACAATTACAAGTCAAGACGGTACAACCGTTACTGTTCCAATCAATCAGAATGGTGTCTTTGGTTTCACTGTCAGTGAAACTTCGGGAAATTTGCTTACAGTATCAATAGCTGGGAAGAAATTTTATATCAGAATCATTAATGTCAAGAATGATCCAAGAAATATTAAGTTAAAGTTAAACGGATTACCAATTGACTATGCATTTAATATTACTCGTAATGCCGATCTGACCATTGACTCTGTCAGAGTATTGCTCAACGGCATTGGTAAACTAGAAATATGTCACCAGGGTATCAATGCACCTGCTGGCAGTAGTATTTCTGCAATTCCAGGATTTGAACTTAATCCCACTCAGGATATTAGTCTAGGTAAATTTACAGTCAGTCGTTTAGCATCATCAATGCTTGCAAATATTAACAGTAATAAATTATTTGACGACCAACAATGGATCGAGTGTCCGCAACTGCCAGCATTTAATGGCGCACTAATGGTAGATCATAGTGCAATGCGTAGCGCCTGGGCTAGCACAAGATTGAGCCCAACAGTTCAGGACGTTGCAACAGCACGTTCCGTATCCGCTTGGCGTTGGTATAGAAAATTTATTTCTAAGATTGAGTCTAATAACAATCTATTAGACTTACAACAATTTGGACCACGTCGTGGTTTAGATAGAATATTAGAAGAACTACTATTAGGAATCACATTCAGTTCAGCTGATGCAATCAGTGGCGTTGCATTTAGTACAAATGCAATGCGCTATGCTGGATATGTTGCTGTACAAAATACAAATTATCTAATCAATACCGGAACTGATAGTATATACCAAGGCGCTTACGGAACAGACCATGTATATGTTTATGTCAACGATGAATTAATATCTGCATCTCAGTTTAGTATTGTCAACAATCAGATTATCTTCAATGAAGCATTGACCATTGGAGACCGTGTTGATATCTATTACGGTAATGCATTACAATTATTAACTGGCATCCCTGCAAGTCCGACCAAGCTAGGCCTAGCGGAATTATACGTTCCGCAAATCGTAACTGAGTCATGGGGAGATAATACAAGTAAGTTTATACAATTACATAATGGATCTAAAATTGCACTATTTGGTAATTCAGAAGAAGATATTAGAAATAAAATTATTTTAGAGTTTGAAAATAGAATCTACCTAGGATGCATATTCCAGGGCAACACATTGAATAGTAATTATTTGGCCACTACAGTATCGCCAACTATAGCAAATGCACAAATTGCCTGGTATGCAATGAACAACATAGATTATCGTGACCGTAATGATTATGTCTCAGACAATGCATGGACTTGGAACTACAACGGCAAAAGCTGGAGAGCCTTTTATATTGATTTATTTGGAACTGACCAATTACATACATCGCCATGGAAAGCCTTAGGGTATGCAGATGCACCATCTTGGTGGGAGTTGCATTATTCCTGGACAAACGCAAGTAAACGTCAGGCCCTGATTAGAGCACTGCAACATGGTATTGTCACCGAACCAGGCACACCAGAAACCACAGTACCTGAATTTGCAAGAAGCTTTACAACTTATCCAGTTAATCAATTTGGTAAACTATTGGCTCCAGGCGAATGGAATATTAATTTTGCACCAACTGCTGACATTGCACGTTTACCTTGGGAAATTGGAGCACTAGGTCCTGCTGAATTAGCATGGCGTCGTAGTGTTGCAGGTCACTGGGCAACTGTAATGCAACCATTGGATGATTATTCTAAAATCAGTGATTTTGTTGAATCTGGGGTTGATCCGTTTGTTAGAACAATTCCAACAAATAGTCCTAGAGCCAGGGGAGATATTACATTTAATCCTAGTTACTTTGCACAAAGTAGACCAGTAACTGGAATTGGTGCAATGCTGTTTGAAGCGTATAGAGAATTTAACCTACCTGGTGAGAATCCATTGGAAGAATTGATGTCAATTGCTCCTAGACTAGAATTTGCCTTGGGAGGATTTGCGGACTCGCGTATGTCATTGAAGATGTATTATGCAAAGTTTCAAACTGGTAGTTATGTGCCAGATGAAGATTTCTTCATGACATTAAACAATGGTGTGTCAATGGAGCAATTACGATACAGTGCGGTACGACTTGAAAAAGATGACGCCGGATTCCGAGTATACGGATATGATCCATCAAATCATTGGTTTGATGTATTTGCACCAGTTGTTGATAATTCAATAAATCAAATCTCTTCTCGTCGAAGCATTTCAACCAGCTCGGGTGATTTTACAGAATACTTAAATTGGATTCCAACTAGTATTCGTATACCATACGGCACATACATTACTAATAAACAAGATTTATTGACTCTTTTACTAGGATTAGGAGAATGCCAAAAATCAAAAGGCCTGTTGCTTGACGAAATTAACAGTCGAGGCACAATTACAGATTGGAAACAGGCTGCACTAGATGCATTTACCTGGATTGATGAACAATGGGACAACAACAACTATTGCATAATTGGTCCTGTGACAAACAATGGATTAAAAATTTATCATGCCACTGGTACTCTAGATAGATTAGATGCTGATTTGGGACGAACTGGCAAAATTTTATTTGCCAATGGACGTTCGGCATTGGCCAGTGAGTTATTGATTACTCGTGATTATGAAAAAAATGTAGATAAGATTACACCAATCACAGGCGAACAGATATTGTTTGCAGATCTAGCACAACGCGAATACGAACATGTTGTTTATGTGAACTTGGTTACAAAGTTTGGCGACTTGGTTGCAGATTTACAAACAAACAATAGACTTGATGTATTATCATTGAACGGCCGACGTACAACTAAGTGGGACGGACGTCCACATGCTCGAGGTGTTATAATTCAAAGCGATGGGCTATTGCCTGGATTTGATAGTTTAAGTAATGATGTATTAAAAAGCCACTTTCCCGAGAACAATGCATTTGATACATATAAATCAATAATTGCTCGCGGTGATGTAGTACCAGTCAAAGCCACTGTATTAACTGAGCTTATCCAAGATAAAACACAATCTCATTTATATCAACAAGGTCTGCAAAGTTCTGCAGGCACCAACTTGGCAATTAATGCAATATTTAGAGACGTTAATATTGATGTTCCTGGAAGAAGCCAGGACGTTGTTGTCAATGAAGAATGGTTATTTAATACTGGAAAATTTGGCAATATCAAAGATCAAAAGATATGGGAATTTGAAGTTCGTAAAAGTGACGTATCAACTAATCGTCAAATTGTAAGATTAAGCAACGGCGTTGTTGACAAGCTCAGTGACAATATCATTGATATTAACATGAATGACCGACGCTGGGTTACTAAGCCGCAAGATCCATTTAACTTTATTAAGATTAATAGAGCAACAAACACCACTTTAGAACAAACACAGTCATGGCTACCAAGTGCAGGTGTAGCCAGTATTGTTGATGTAGATATTCAACACAGAAATATTTCGTCAGTTACAATTGATGATTTTAAAAAAATAGACCAATCAAATAAATTTGAAAACTTAGACAGTATTTCATATTATGATACGTTAACAACACGGGATATTTTTAGTGCTCAAGGATTTAGCAGAAATAAATCATACAATGTTGATGACCTAGCCTGGAGTGGTGGCGTACTATTTAGAGCCAAAGCCAATATTCCTGCTAGTAGTACAAGTGTAATTGATCCAGATTTGTATGAACAAGTGGATATTGATTCTCGCCTGCTTCCTGTAATTTGGGTCACTGATTTTGCATACAGTTTAACAAACAAAAAAGGAAGACAATACAGAGGCGCATGGTCGCCTGGAGTTGATTACAGTATAAATGATGTGGTATACCGCAACGGCTTGTATTATACCTGTACTCATGCTCATACTTCATTGGGTCAGTTTATTCAAAGTCAATTAGATACATTAACTATCATTGATGGTGGCGAAGGTTACACGGTCAGTGACACTATTAGCTTTGTATCAGATCAAGGCACAGGTGCATCGGCCCGCATCTTAGAAATTGCCAATGGTAAAATTGCGGCTTTCACAGTTAATCGGTCTGGTACAAATTATGAAACCAAACAGACCTACCTGAAAGTAAATGGCCAACGTTTAGAAGCTTTCAATTACAAAATTAATTACAAAAACATAATCGAAATAGGTGCTAACAGTAACGGAATCATAAGCAAAGTAAAACCAACTGCACCTGGAGTAAGCAAATTTACAATTGGTAATAATTATACCAGAAACAACGTTGAAATAACTATTGTTGGCAATGGAACCGGTGCTGTATTGGTTCCGATCATTGAAGACCAAATTCAAACAGGAGATGTGTCAAAGAAAGGAATTATTCAATCGTTAACGTTAAAAAACGGCGGTCTAGGATACAGTGTTGGCGATGTTGTACGTATCCGTAATACTAATAATGCTGACTCGCCGGTTGATGCTATTGCCACAGTAGCCACAGTTGCATCTGTGCAATCAGCAACAGCTACCGCAGTTGTGCAAAATGGTTCTGTTACGAATGTTAATGTAGTTCAACCAGGGTCAGGATATGTAACACCACCAACAGTTACTATTGCACCACCTAACAATCAAGGCACAATTACAAAAACGGTCAATTATTCACCATCAGTTAGTTTTGAACAAGAAAATAAATTGGTCGGGCAAGATATTGCCAATCAATTGATAGCATGGATTGATGGATTTAATACCAATAGTTTTGACATTGATCCTGCGGTATTTAAAAATGTATTATACAATCTTGAAGGTGATGAAACTATTGCCACCAAGTGGGGAAATGTAGGTGTTCAATTATGGCAAGCTGATACAGTTGTCAATACACTGATTGATCAGGCAAATATAGCAATGCAAGGACATATTGGTTCTGCAAATACCTACGTTGTTGATAACGTACCGCGCACATTGCGTCAAGTGACCAATGGAGAATTTACGGTCAATGGATTGACTTATACAAAGAGTTCAGTAGCCCGAAGCGGATTGAAGTGGTCTCCTACCACACAAATAACAGCTGGACTACGATCACAATTAATTGACAATGCAGTACAGGCATACATAGGACTTGGAATGTCCAATGGCGACAACGACACTACTTCTTTTTACAATGATCCTTCTAATATACAAATTGTAAGAACAGAAGTTGGTCATATTTTAGATCTAATTGCACAGGCCTATACAAATACAGCTTTTGGTGCAACAGTAAATTTATTCAACTATACTGTTAAATCAACTGTTACTCCAAGACAAGCAGTTGCACAAGCTATCCTATCAGCAAATGGAGGCAGCATTGCATCCTATGTTATAGTAGATGCAGGTGCTGGTTATGTTGACTCATTGCCACCAACTGTTACTGTTTCTGGACAATCTAGTGCAAGTAAAGCAATTGCAACATTAACATTAACTTCTCCTGGACAAAGTTATTTGTCAGGCGGCACTTATCAATTGTCAGGCGGCACTGGTACAGGCGGATCAGTTACTATAACAAGCGTAACTGAAGAAGTTACTACTACTAAGATCTTGGATAACGGAGTAATCACTGGATTTACAGTTGCCAATGGCGGTAAAAATTATACGTCTCCTGCTACAATTAGAATTTCTCGCAAGCCCACTGTATTTTTCTCTGACAGCAACAAGCAAGAGTATCGCAGAGCATTTGCATCAGTTCTTAATGGTCGTGTTAATGAAATTACTATTAATCCAAATGACCAAGGCAACGTTGTAACACCAAGTGATATTAAAATTCAAATAATTGGTAACGGTCTTGGTGCGATTGCAAATCCAATTATTACCAATGGTAAATTAACTGGAGTCGAGATTGTATCTGGCGGCAGCGGATATACCACAGCACCACTGGTCAGAGTCATTGATCCATATTGGGCAAATGATGTAATTGAAATTAGTGTTGCGCTAGAAACTATAACCGCAGTTACTGATACACTGGAAGTAGGTAATATTGATAATATTACAATTTATCCAAATGCAAGAAATGTTAACTTTAGCAATACTGCTACCGTAGAAGTGGTTGATCCAACTGGAAACGGCAACGGGGCTCAAATAGGAGTCAAGATTGCAAATGGTGTTATATCTAAGGTAACATCACAATTTACCAACGACACAGGTGGTTCAGGATATGTAAGTTCGCCTACTGTAGTAGTCAGTGGCGGGTCATCTACAAATCCAGCAATATTACAAGCCAATATTAAATCATTCTGGGTACTTAAAAACTCTGGATATGGCTGGAATATTCTACAAACATTTGGCCCAATATATGTTGAGGAAGTGTGTCCTAATGCATTAAACACTGGATTAAACGAAAGTAAAGTTACTTTTGCAAGCCCGCATGGTTTAAGAGAAGGCGAATATTTTGTATTGTCAGGCTGTAACGATGGCAGTTACGATAGTGTACATGCAGTCAAGGCAGTGGTTGATGACTATAATGTAACTATAGCCGCACGTAGCTCGCAGGATGCAATTGCATACAATGTTGTAGCATTCAAGCTACTTCCAGTGAAATTTGATTCAACGTATGACTACGAAGAAACTAAAAACTATTATGACTGGAAAGCTGGAATGAAAGCTTATGTTGATAAAGATGACAACGAAGTATTAACCGGTATTCAAACATATAACTTTAAAGTGTATGAGTTCCAAGATGATGGAACAGGAACTCTAATTTCAACGCTGGTAGATAATGTATCTCAAGATTTTATTGATACCCAAAGTTTCTATAAGGCTCAAGTTGTTGATACTGCTAGCCAAGAATTGTTGGCAACACTTGAAATTTATGATCCATATAAAGGACAAATAATTGATGAAGTGGCACAATACATTAGCTATAAAGAACCAATTGACCCAGCTGTTTATAACATTGATGATTTGGATCAACTGGATAGCTCTGTTATTGAACCATGGGATTTAAGAAAACTTGGCACACTATGGTGGGATATCAGCTATGTTCGTTACAATGAATACGAGCAAGGCACACTTGAATATCGTGCAGTTAACTGGGCAAAGCAAGCTGTTGACAGCGAAGTACGAATATACGAATGGGTGTCAAGTATGGATGTTCCATCATTTGAAACTCCAGGCATTTATCTAGATGACAGCAGTGGCGTTGGACAACCACGCTATTGTAAAATTGACGAGACTACTCCTGAAGGTGCTACAATAACAATGTATTATTATTGGAAACGTAATGTTACATCATTGCCAACGTATACTGCACGTCCATACACTGCTAAGGCAATTGAAGATACATTAAATAATCCAGATTCTGAAGGAGTTGCTTGGATTTCGCCAATTGATAACGATTTATCTTCTGCATCATTTTTAATCTCTAATATACAAGATTATTTTACCGGCAGAGACAGCGTAATTATCAGAGTTGAACAGGATACTCATCCAGAGCAAAAACACACCACTGGCGTCTTGGTCAGTGAAGGAATGACAGGTACAACGATACCCGAATACCTATATATTCGTTTACGTGATTCTTTAGTAAGCTATGATGGGTATCGTCATGCAGAACCAATCTTTACCTGGGATTCAACTTCTAGCTACAAGGAAGGTGATATAATTTCATATTATGATATCCGTACCCAGGCATCTATTAGAAAAGTAACTGTTCCATCAGATTATCACGGATTAGATATGCCAATTCTAAAAACAATTAATGGCACTCGGAATAGTGTAACTCAATGCTGGCATCAGTCGGATGCTGACGGTCAATCCTTCAGTGATGGGCAGAGTCGATATGGTGTGTTCAAAGTATTAAATGATATACCAGCAGGTACATGGTCAAGTATTAGACCATCACTTGGTCTAATACAAGGTGCATTAGTCAAAGACCTAATTGAAGACAATAGATATTATCTTGTAACAGAACATCCGCGACGTGTGCCCGACAGTAGATTGCATCCAACACGCAGATATGGTAACAGTTATGTACCTTATCCACAAACTTGGTTCAAGGATTTACAACGAGCTCGTCGAACTTGTTTGGAAGCAGTCAATGATAAATTATTAAAAATTGATGTTGTAAGTAAGCCTGATTGGGACAAGAATTTAAGAACATATATACCATTGCTTGGCCGTTTCATCACTAAATCTTTTGAATCAAGTGGAGTTTTAGACAGCCAATTTTATTTGCACTATGTATTAAAACCTGCTGACACAATCCGTGTAAAAGTAAATGGTACAATAATTGAGCAAGGTACAGGGTTTGACTTAATAAATGATTCACTTGTAATTAAGATTCCTTTGGCAAGAGGAGATATCATTGATGTACACATTTCAACAAACCCAATAATTTATCTTGATCCTGAATCTAATAGATCAACTAAAATTTGGGATTATGCTGATTATGTTGTTGACAACTACATAGCTGGCAATGAAACTATTCGAGTTACAAAGTTTGACGATTTAGTAGATTATCCAAGTGCAACAATTTTTGCTATTGTTGATGATAATAATATTACCCAACAAGTTTATAAAATAAACAATGGAAAATATGATCTAATCTATAGAAAGAACGGAACCATCCAATTTGTTGATTTATGGTACATGGAAGGATGGGATACCAAGCTATGGGATAGCAGCCAATGGGACCGCGATTACAGTGAAATGTTTGGTATTATACTTAATGCTCTTAGAGAAAACATCTTTATTGGTAGTGATATTGGATACTTTAATTTGACATTCTTTGATATGGTACGTGAAAGCTTGTCGCAGATTCCGGCCGCCGATTGGGTTTACAAAACAACATACTTGTCAGTGAACCAATCAAACAACAATGAACTTGAAGAAATTGCAGTATACTACGATAAGAAAGATAAGCTGATTAAAGATTACCTCAATGAGGTAAAACCATATCATAGCAAGTACATTGATCAAGGAACCTTTACAAGTTCTATGCAAGAGATAGATACATCTATCAATGAAAGCATTAAAATGCGTGTAACAGATGTAGTATATCTAGCCACAGAACAAGGCTCTACTAATAGGGTCATTGACTACAAACGAAATGGCAATCCAGTAACTGTCAATGTGCCAAATCGCATTTTAACCGAGTCTGGTAATTTAATTATCATAAAAGATGAGGTTACAGAGCACGTTTTAACCGACGAAGGTTAAAGTGGGTTATATAAAACAAGCTAAATATCATTATGAACATTCAGCATTTACCAGTACAGTTTAGCACTCATATCAAAATCATTGACCTTAATAATGGTTCAATTTTGCACGAAGGCTCAAACGCAATACACAAAGAAAACATGAGTTTAGCATTGGCACAGGGATTGTCACATGGACTAGGAACTTTTATTAGCGAAATGCATTTTGGATGTGGCGCAGCCATTATTGCAACAGATGGTGATGTTACATACAGGACTCCCAATGTTACTGGTATTAATGCAGACCTACATACTCCAACATATTTTAAAGTAGTCGATGAACTTGATTTCAATAAAGCGCAAGATCAATTGGATAATGTATCAGTCTCACACGTTAGTGGCACTGGTTATGCTGATGTTGTTGTTACAGCTACATTAGATTATGAAGAGCCCAAGGCAGTTGATTCAATTTATAATTTGTTCGACACTACCAGTGGCAAAATTGATCCAACTACAGTTTTTGATGGAGAATTTGAGTTCAATGAAATTGGATTAAAAACCAAAGGAACTGAAGGCCTGAATACAGGTCGTTTATTAACACATTTCATCTTTCATCCTATTCAAAAAAATGCCGAACAGCGTATTCAGATTGTGTATACTCTAAGAGTACAGGTAGGATAACCAATGAAAACTAAATATAATAATGGCACTTTAGCCAAAGAGGAATAAAAAAATGGCATACGAAATAACTAAAAGCAACGGTTTAACCCTGATAACCCTATTAGACGGTGAAGTTGATTCAACAACTACCGACTTGACACTATTGGGTAAAAACTATCTTGGTTATGGCGAAATTATTGCTGAAAATTTCCTTCACTTACTAGAAAACTTTGGTGGAAGAAACAGAACAGATCTAATCCCAGTAGAAGGTCAGCTTTGGTACAACAACAAAACTGATAGTTTAACCTTAGCAGATGGATTTGCTCCACAAGAAATGTATTTTAACATTGACGGAAAGAATACACCAGCTAGTTGGAAGCACTTACTATCTTTTACCAATGGTACTGGCATCGAAGAAATTAACATTGTTGACACACAAGGCCAGAGACATAAGTGTATTAGAATTAAAATTAAGCCGTTGAATAGTCCAACAACCGTAATGGCCGCAATTATTAGTGTTGATGCAGACTTTACACCAGCAGGTGCTTCTTCACAAGTAGACGGATATGATTACACAACATTTTGCGGAAGTGGTGCAACTAACCTAGGTGAAGGCGATTATAATCAAACTGGTATAATTGGCAAAGGCCTTAACTTAAATTCCAGCGGAGATTTTAAAATTCGTGGTGTTGCAGTCGAAGCAGAATTTGCCGACGTTGCTGAAATTTATGTTGGTGATGCTAGTTATGAGCCAGGTACGTTGGTATCGTTAGGCGGCCCTGCAGAAATTACACAAACTACAAATTATGCAGATACAAATATTTTTGGTATTGTATCCACTCGTCCTGCTTACTTAATGAACGCTAAAAAGAAAAAAGAAAAGAACGCATTGCCAATTGCTGTTGCTGGCCGTATTCCAGTTAAGGTTAAAGGTATTGTAAACCGTGGTGATAGGTTAGTGTCTAGCGACATACCTGGAGTGGCCCAGGCTGCACAAGGCGATGAACCAACATGGAGCATTATTGGACGTAGCTTATCAGCGTTTTCCGGAGCAGGAGTAGGTAAGGTAGAAGCCACAGTTGGCGTTAGGTAATTGTCATGCCAATTAATAAAGCTGATAAGATCACGCACCAGCGATTCAATAATATAGCAGATGAACTCAATGAGTTATTTGCTGATACGCACGAAGGTGAAGGACCTAGTTCACTGACCAACGTGCAAGAAAATTCAATTCGTTGGGGCTGGGGCGGTAGTGCTGTACCTAGTACAGTTCGTGGTCAGAAGATTACGGCTGCATTAGTAAATGAATTAGCACATAGAATCAATATCAGCACATTACGAACAAACAGCTCTGACGATGAAATTCATATTGTGTCGCGAGGTGATACAATCACTGCTGAATTTTTTAACACAGCTTCTTCTTTATTACAGACTGCCAGAGCCAAACGTAACGTAGTTGATCCTGCATTAACTACACTACATACCAATCGCTTGGCAAGCGATGGCCAACGGTGGAATTCATATTATGAAAATTCAATAACATTGGATTTTGGTGATGACAATGACACTTCACAGGAAAAGTATGAAAAAACAAGACATTTCTTTAATGCTGGCGGCGACATTCGATTTGATTATGTAATTGAAAGTGGTGCTGGCGCAGGATACACTGCATGGAGAGGCGTTTTTAGCAACACAGGAACAATTAAATTTAATATTGATAATACAGTTAGCTTAAACAATAAGGGTACTTCTCAACAAAAAGGTTTTGTAGAATTAACATATGATGAACAATTACTTTATACCAGTCCAGTTGGTGGTGGTTCAGGCGGACCGGGCGGTTATGGTTCGTATTCGTCAAGCCGTTTAAAATTGTATGGAAAAATTGATAGATCAAGTGGTCGTTTATATTTTCGGGTATTATTAGATCATAGCACTATAGCGTCAGACGTCACTGGCGTAATTACTCAAACCCTATCAATTACACATCCTACTACTGTGACTGAAGCTAATGTTACATTGGCCATTCCAGATCCTGATTACTTTGTAGTTAGAGCCTGGCATAAATCCAATACAACGCCTCCGCCTCCGCCACCACCTGC